GTGATCGCTCACGCCCTTGGATTTAATGTCATGAAATCTGTAAGGCTCAATTCCGGCCTCGGTCATCTTGCCCTGTAAGCGCCTCCATGCGCTTCTAAAGGCAGACTCGGAGTACCTATAGGTGATGTAGGGGTCGCCACGAACGTCGCTCACAGCGTCCCTGAGGCGGTCAGAGAGCATGGTTAGCTCTCCTTCACTACCCTTTAGGCGTACCAGCCGGACATGAGTGTCAGAAACGTCATCAATGGTAAGATTTCGCACCTCTGACAGCCTAGCCCGAAGCAAATATGCCAGTTCCATCATTTGGGAAATCGGAGCCGGCGCCATCCTTAGCACCGTGTTAAAATCGTGATCCGTCACGTAGCGAGTTCGGGGGGCCTCCCGATGTAATCGCACTCCGATTGTTGGGTTGGCAGGGATGCTGTAGCGCTCTAGCGCCCAGTTCCATGCTGACTTGAGAATGGCCACCTGACGGTTGGCCGCTACTGGTGCCCCATACGTGTCCAGATAGCCCCGTATGGAACGCTTGTCTAGCCTATCTAATGCCACCGACCCGAGCCTGTCGTTGCCCACAGGGGCGTTCACGAGCCTCTCGATGGACTTGCGATAATCTTTCTGGGTCTTGGGTGCGAGACCGTCGAACTGGTCGCTACCCATGAACAGGTTAAGTAACCATCCCACCGTCTGGGTTCCGTCCCCGACAGCTTCCTCATACGCTCGCCAGACCTCGCTCATGGGCGCGTCAGCAGGGGCTATTATTGTTGTCTTGCCCCACCTTATCTTGCCGTGTACGCGGCCCTCGTACCTCTTAAGCTTGTACCCGTACTTATCATGGGAAACGTATGGGGGTAGCCTTCTTCCTTTTGCCATTACTCTCAATATCCTCTCGCAGAAAATCGTCCACCGTGCGTGGCCGACCGTCAGTGCCGAGAGTGAATCTTACGTTATTTTCCCTAAGCCAGTCGATGACTCGCGATACCTGCCTAGCCCCGCTCAAATCGCGGAGGCATTCATAGGGCACTACAGACACGTGACAGCTCCATGATGTTGTAGGTGATAACGAAGGCCACTACTGCTCCGATGACTAACAGCCCTACAGTATTGAATGGCCGAAATACCCGTTTGCTTTTACTCATAAATTCTCCTCAACTTTAAACCCGTCATACAACAGGGTCAGTCTAAAATTGTTGCCGTTCGTGTAATCAATCTGGCACCAGTCTCCCGTGGCTATCAGCCTCTCTCCGCTCGCACAAACAAACTCGGGCGGGTTATCACAGTCCCAGAAAACACGAATCGATCCGTCAGGTCTGCGTATAAAGCTTGGGGGCAGTCCACACTGGAACGCCGCCGAGCACTTGCCAGATATGCAAACCGTCAGGGTTGAGAACATCGGTGCGTCATCCATGATCTGCATGATCTTCTGAATCTCATCTTCACTCAGGTTCTCGCCACTGCTGACGTTGAATGAAAGGCCCCCCAAGAGGAGGGCCAGTATTACTCCGCGCATCAGAAAGGAAGGTCGTCGTCGACTGGTGCCAGTGCAGGCGCTGGTGCCGCCCGTGCTGGTGCCTGACCCTGACGATCTTCATCGAGGTCATACAGGTTGAGCCAGCCGCTAAACTCTGGGCCTACTGGCATCGAGTCCACCTTGATCGACACGCTCTTGTCATCGCGTATGAACGCTCGACCTACTGTCACGTACCGATTCTTTTCCTGACCATTCGCGTCAGTATATTTTCCTACCGTAGCTACTACCTTTTTAAATTGCTTCATTACGCGGCACTCCTTGCCTGTTTAAGAAATTGTTGCTCACTGTCGTTAAGGCGACCCCATACTGCTTTCCTCTCGTAAGAGGACAACTCATTCACAGTCTCGTTGAGCAGAGACTCATCACCTGAAGCGGTTGCATCAGAGATGCTGGCCGCGACTTCATCCAAGAAGGTATTAGCCAGTCCTAAGAGGCTCCTCCATTCTGCTTTGAAGGCAGTTTTGCGACCCGCAGGCGCGTCGTTAAAAATATCTACGCGCTCTGTCTCGTTGAGTTGCAGGTGAACGAACTCATGAAAGCCACTGGCGTCCTGCGCGGCGATGAGTTGCTCGGCCTTCTCAAACTTCGACTGGGCTACCACGTGCTTCAGGTCACCCAGATAGAGTCCAATGCCGATGCCGAACATGGCAATGTTCTTCACGAAGCATCGCTGGGTATTATCAGACACCAGTCGGCTGTCTGGATTGCTGACTGCCTTGTTGCGATGATCCATGACCGGCAGTTGCATCTCGTGGGTGATGTCTCCCACCGTGACTCCGGTCTTAACCATCATCGTCCCGTCAGGGAACGTAGTCGGCTCAGTGAAGTAATACGTGCTGTTCGGATACTCCTCGAACAACGCGTTGAACGCGTAAGCCCAACTCAGGTAGGACAGCCCACCTTTTTGCTCAATGCCAGCGCTAACGTCCTTGCGTGACAGCTTTATGTAACGATTAACTTTATCCATTTAGCCTCCTTGCTTAATAAAAGACACCCAGTGTGTATTTGCTTTCTTGCCGCTACGGTGCCCGTATAGCGGCTTTGCTGGCGTAAGTGCCAGCACCTCTTTGATGGGAATGTCTACTTCGTTCCACTTGAATATCAGAGTCCCATTTGGCTTGAGGACGCGAAAACACTCCCTAAAACCAGCGGCTATATCCTCCCGCCACGTCTCCCCGTCGAGCGATCCGTAGCTGAACCCCGTAACGGACTTCATAGATATCCCCCTAACGTGAGGTGGGTCAAAGACAACATGCCAGAATGAATCGCTGGGGAAGTCCATGTTTCTAAAATCGTGAAGCACGTCAGGCTTGCATTGCTTTGGACTCCTGCCAGCTTGAGAGGGCAGGTGGTCAACCTTCATTTCGGCGTAGCGACAGTCAGCAAATATGGCCCTGCTATCTTCCTTGTCGAGCCACATCATTCTTCCACCACAACACGCATCCAGCACTGGTGGGTTCTCCATTTAGCCTCCTTGCCTTGTGTGCTCTATCAACCAATCCAGATAGACTCTGGCCTTCTCCAAATCTTCGAGACCGTTCTTGTAGCGCCACCTCAAAACATATTTGAGTAGCGCGGCCTCGTAATGAAACTCGACCGCCGAACCTTGCTGTTGCCGAATGATGTCAATCACCTCGACCGGCCCGACCGTATAGTGCTCAGGGTGATTAACTGCGTCAGGCTTGACCAGTAAGCACTCCGGCTCTACTTCCTTCGGGAATGGCCGGTTGTCGTAGAACCGTGCCGCCATGTTGTCCCAGTCGACAACGTCTGCGTCCAAACTCATAGCCTGTCCTCCGCTCGATTAATGATCTCGTGTGCCTCATCGAGTAACGCCTCCCAAGCCTTAACGAACTTTGCGTGCTCGATGCCTTGCTCCTCACAGATATTCACGATCAGCGAAATCTCAATCTCCTCAACTGGGTAGACGTTGTTGATCAAGCTGGTCAGCTCTCTGTGATTGTCTTCGTCCTGCCAAGTCATCCCTGACCCCCTCTGCTCTCGTTTAAAAATAGCCACACCTTCTCCGGTGGCGATAACGCTTTGCCCTCCATTACCAACTTGGATCCGTACTTGAGATCTTTCTTGAAGCATCTCTGCGCGAACGCTGACTGGCTCACACCACCGACGACATCGAACAGGTCGTCTTCGTCTGTCGCACGAACAAGAACCGCTATGTCAGCCTTGAAGTGATCCAGACTGTCAAAGATCAGCAGGTCGGTTCGCGTGCACTTAACGTCAATGGAAACGTCCCCGACCCAGAGGTCTAGGCCGCCGTCACTGACCACGTTCAGTCTCGGCTTGTCAGCGCCATAGAGTTTCGCTACCGCGAATTCAGCTAGGGCACCAAGCACGTCAGAATTATCCCGACCCTCCTCACCTCTTGGGTTAGTGTTCTGCATCCTGCATATCTTGGTGGTGTCCATACCCAGCGTCGTCGCTTCATGAAACTCCCTGCGGCTAAGCCTTACCCTGACCATACTTTTCTTGCAGGTAGGCGTAGCTCACTGGCATGTAATCGAACTGCCCAAACCCATCGCAATCGTGGAGCATCCATACCCCAGACCACGTTGTGTCCGTACCCGTTTGACTGGTGAGATAGGATTCCTGATGGCTGTAAAATATTCCCGCCATCAAGCCGATCTTGCGTCTGCCGAGCACGTCACTGGTCTCCGCTATATCACGTGTCTGGACGTGGCCTTGCACGAACGACTGGTGCCGCTTAGTGAGTCCAGCGCGAGCGCTCGAGATACTGCGGCCCATGACGCCTGAAGTTACATAGTGGACGAACGCTATGCCCTCGATCTCGACAGGTTGCAGGAACGGGAAGACCTCCCAGCCTGAGCGTTCATAGTCGAGCATGTCTAAACTGATAACGTCTTCCCAT